GAATATGTGATCAAAGACGGTGGTAGAGAAAACAAACTAGAAGCCACATTCCCTACTATTACCAACTATGCCATTGCCAAAGACATGGCCAAATTGTTGTTCTTGAAATCACGCAGACAAGAAACATGCTCAATCACGGTGACTGGTGAAGGTATGGAACTGGAGCCAGGTGACAACATTCGTGTTGAAGGCAATATTCTAAACTTTAACACAGGCAGTCTAATTGTGCCTTGGCGTGTGGTATCCGTCAAACTCAATGACAACATGACTGTGAGTTTGGGCCTAGTTAGAAATCCAGATGACATTTACCCACACGCCCGCTACAATGAAGAGGATATGGTAGATGCAGTTTATGTGCCAAAGGGCAGTGACATCTATTATCCATCCAGTGTGAACAGAACAGCGCCTATTGGTTTGGTGCCACCTAATTCTGCACCGTTTCCACCAGTAGTGCCACCCAACTTGCCTCCACAGGTTCCACCTCCACCATTCCAACCCGTGACACCATATGTGCCACCAGGGGGAACTCCTGTGACACCTACTGATCCTGCTGATAGCACACCTGTGCCAGTGGCTCCACCTGCACCGTTTGCTGCCTTCTTGACCTCGAAGTCAAGTAGAGCCACACTCATAGTCAGCAATACCTATTCTTACAATTTGGTGTTTACACAGCCCAATGATGGACTCTACAGTTATTCAATATTCTACTGGAGACTGAATGCTTTCAGTGCTTGGCAAGAAATCCGTTTAACACAGATTCCAGGTGTAGGCGGAGACATTCCTGTAAGTTTTGTCTGCACATTTGGCCTGTTTGATTTTTATGTGAGATCATTTGCCACAGATGGTAGAGCCAGTAATCGTGTGGTGCAGGGTCAGATTGTATTCAGACAGAATACAGGTGAACTAAATCCTAGTCTAACAGGCATTGCCAATGTTGTGCAAGTTCAAACAGTCACAGAAGGTTGGGTTCCAACACCAAGTCGTGTAGATGCAAACCCCCGCTACAACGACTACATTTATGACTTTGCCATATTACCACAGACCAGTGGCGGACAACCTCTGGTTCGTAGAAAGGTTTCAGTGCGTATGACACAATTGGTTGACACAATCAATCAAACTCCAAACGATTTGATTAAAGGTGTTCGTATCTATTACAAAAATTCTGCAGATACCTATTATGCCTTTGAAGAAAAAGTCTTTGCTGACATTCCTGGATATTCACCTTACAACCAAATTGAATTTAACCTACTTGGAGACTTTGGTGCTCGCTTTGCTGGACTAGGGCGCTATGACTTTGTGGTCAAGTTAATTTACAAAGATGGTGGCAATGCTACCAAATATCTAGCACCTGGACAGGGTCAAGTTGAATTTTATCAAGTAGATAGAACATTTACAGGTTTTATTATCTACGGCACAAATCCATATGCCAATGCCAGTGTAAGATACATAGACATTCCTGCAGGTTGGACAATTCCAACTCTGGATCAAGCACCACAAGGTCCTAAACAAGGCAGTGAGATTGTGCCTAGTATTGTGAGAATTATTCCTCTAAGTAATACCTTGAGTAGACTTGGTTGGGAATTTAGGGCTCCTCAGAGCACCAAGTTCATGGGCTTTAAGATTCGTTTCCGTGAAATAGTTCCTGGAACTGATCCTGGCTTTACCACTGTGGAAGTAGGTGCTGCCATTCGCGAAGTTGACGGCTTAATTTACTATGAGTTGATAGATGGTGGCTTTAGATTAAACACTTATTATGACTGGGTAGTGACTGCACAATATTGGGATCCAATAACAGCCAGCACACTGGACAGCGACAACAGCCTAGTATGCCGTGCCGTTGTGCCTGTCAATATTAGATTGCAATACACTGATCTAATGAACAATGTTTTTGATTTTATAACTCAAAATACCAAGACAGCACTTGATGCACTAGACGCTCCATTTGCCGCAACACCAACACCAGGTCTGAGAACTTACATCAAGCGTCAGACTAAACAATTTGATGTGTATGGTGGATTGGCCAGTGGTGGCACACAGATAGTTTCTACCAGTGCTCGTCAGGTAGAAGCCAGTGCAACAAAAGTCTCAGGACAAGTGACTGCTATCAAATTGGCCACCTACTATAAGTTGACATTTACCACTCCTAATGACACATTTGACAATGTCACCGTTTATCGTAGATTGTTTAATAGAACAGCAGCCGATGGCACACAAGCAGGTGTGGCAAAATATTATGGACTAGGTGCTTGGGAAAAGGTTGAAATACCTAGAACATCAATGACCAAGGCCAATGGTGTTTATACTCTAAATCTGCGTGGGCCTTTGCATCCAGAATTATTTGATCCTTACTATGAACTTCAGGCAGGTAAAACTCTGTATGATAGTGGATACGGTCCTAGCGGCAATTGGCCTACAGCAGGACAACCTGTTATCAATTCAGTCTATCCCTACTATGGTGCTGGCAATACCAATTTTTCTGTAGCCACTAATGTCACAAAGGTAGAATTCTTATTGGCCATTAAAGATGTTGGAGTGCTCAGCGCCAAAGCCGCATACCTCACAGACTTTAACACAGCAGGAGATGGAGCAGAATACACATATGAAAAAGATGGCTTTGTTTCAGGTAATGTATCTAAATTGGCAGTGCATAACCTAAGTGATTATAATACCTTTGTTGCAGGCTATGGTAGAAATCTCAATGAAGCCATAACCAGTATTAGCCTAAGCAATTTGGTAGTGCCAGGAGGTCGTGCAGGTGGACATTATGGATTTAGTGGCGCACCCTTTAGACCTTCATATTCAACACCTTCAGCTAGTTGGATAAGATTGAGTGGCCCTGACGGCGACACGGTATATTAAGGAAACAATATGGCAACTCAAACAGGCGCAGCCGCACTACAAACCCTAGCAACATTAACCTGTCAAGCCAGAGGCGGCAAAACGCTGGCCACAGCGGCAGTGTCATCAGCATTTACATTCATTCCAGTCACAGGCTTTATACCCTACTCACAGGGTATTCTAGATCCTCTGTCAAACACAATCAAAGCACAGGGTCAGGCTCGTTGGGGCAGTTTGCTAGGCAGCAAGTGGTCAACATTTAATTCCTATGTAAACACATTCTTGCCCATACGCTGGACCAGCAGTCTAATAGACACAGGTGAGGTGGCCTATTTCAACATTGCCATTTCAAGTGAATTTGAAGGCAGCGTGTTCTATAGAATCTATGTTAGTGAAACAGGTGCGTTTGCAGGCGAAGAAACTGAATATCTAATTCAAGACGGAGATAGCAACATTGCCGCTTTCTATGGTAGATTCCTGTATGTGACTGCGGAGTGTTCAGGACTGGAACTCAGCAAGATGCAGATTACCACAGACAAAGAAGTTGTGGAGTTTACCTATAGAGATCTAAACACAGCCACTCTTAGTGGTTCTAGTTCATTAAGAACATTGAACTTGGACAACCCAATTAGTCTAATCACTGAAATGGTTATAACACCTAGAGCCCCAACTGCCTATGCAGTGGATCTTTATGTCAGCAACACAGCAACCAGCACCTTGTTGATACCCATTGTGGTCAGCAAGGCAGCAGGTGGAGTTTACATAGCCACAGATTACATAGCCACTGATTACTTTGCTTCATCATTTGGTGCTAGTTTTGCACTTTACGGCATAGACAATCAACCTAGAGACGGTATTGTGGATATTTCACTGAAGGGCTTGCCAAGACAGGTGATGGCAGGCGGTAATCTATTGGTTATCAAATAACACTAATAAATATTGAGAGGAACAAACAATGACATTTCCAACAGGAACAGTAATATCAACAGACAATGTGGACAGCCCGGATGATGATCCCAGCCTAGCCCGTGGTGATATCTACAATCTAATCGTAGCAGTAAATCAACTGATTGCTTCAGTGAATGCTGCCAATGGTGTCCTCGCTCTAGACGGTGGTGGTAAAGTATCTACTAGTTTTATTCCAGGAACCATTTCAGTCACTGGCGATCAAACCTTGTCGCCAACCAACGGCATTATTAGTCTGCGTAATGTTCTGCGTATGCGACAGATCCAATTTGTGCAGTTGGGTTCAATAGCAGGCACCACTTCACCAACATCAGGTGATGTTGTTTATCTAACAGATGGTGATGGTGGCAGACCCTGCCTAGCAGTTTACAATGGCACCAATTGGCGCATTGTTAGATTGGGCACACAGGTTGGACCAAGTGCAGCCGCATTAGCATCCGCGTTTACTCTAACTGCAACGGCGGTGCCTTAAAATGACGCTGAAAGAACTTGCCAAGGAAATTGAAATAATCAAAAGCAATCACTTGGCTCACATGGCTGAGGATATTGATCGTGTAGAGAAGAAGGTGGAGAAGATGGATACCAGAGTGTGGGCCATCTTGCTATTGTTGGTAGGTGCAGTGGTTTTACCAGCCCTGGTAGAGTTCGTGCAAAAGATTTAAGACTCATCTATCCAAAACACTGAAAAAAAGCCGTGTTTGCGACATCAGCAACACGGTTTTTTTGTGGCTCAAAATGTGAATTTGCGTTTTATACGCCTAGACATACTAGCACCAGTCCCGCTCACATTTGAGGGGCATTTAAGAGCCATATTTTAAATATTGGCATGCTAACCAAAGAACAACTCAATCTCAAACTGTCAGAAGTGGCAGAGTTTCGTATGCCCAAACTTTCAGCCAGTGAAATCAAAATATCTAAACAAAAAGCCAGAGGCAAGGGTCGCCCCACAAAAGAAGAACAGTATCAAGAAGAACACGAAGAAGTGTTTTTGGACCTCTTTCAAGGCATCAATCCCACTCATGCTCCTGAATTGGTTAAACTACATATTAAACCCATAGACTGTGAAGACTGCGGTGCTCATTGTGAGAATGGTAGACAAATGGAAATTAAATTCTACAAAGCCGTGCCCAATCACATTGCACATCGCAGAGATCGTTGTTTGACCTGCAACAAATACAAGGATCCCAACACAGGTGAGTTTACACTACCACAAGGTCCTGCTTGTCAGGTCTACCTAAATTGGGCAAAGAGTCAATTTTCTCTCAGAAATAAACAGGCTAAAAAAGATCTTGCTAAATAATTTTAGCAGAGCACTATTCTCCATAATAGATTGTCAGGCTGGCATATAAAAATTGGGTGAAAGTTATTGCCATTACATAACCCAAATTGCTCTGTTAGAAGGCCCCTTCCGTGGGGCTTTCGTTTGACTACTTTTTCTATTGACAAGGGGTTATTTAGAGTGTAGACTAAATACATTAGTCAGACAAAGGAGAAAACTAATGGCAATCAAACAACCTTATATCGTGCTGGAGCAACGACAAGGGCACAGTCAAAAATACGGCACTGAAATGACTACTATCATTATGGTAGGTGTCAAGGACCGTAGAGAGTATGTGACTTACATAGACTCACCCAATCGCAATGCTGCCAATTGGCAACACATCACACGCAACACCACACACGGATTCGTTCTACGCAATCTCAACACCACTGCAAAGTCTACTAAAAAAGGACAGACAATTATCAATGCTGACAGCCAGCCTATCATTGAATGGGAAACTGACACATTGGATGAAGTGCTGGTAGATGCACAAAAGTTTTGGGCTGAAGAGGATCGCAAAAAAGACAGCGACAAGTTTGGAGATTTATTTGAATGATTACCAAACTGACCAAACACGACACGCACTCTGTGAAAATACATCTAACCAAACCCAACAGCAAACACTATGCGGCATTGAGATGTGTTGAATGCAATGTGCATATTCAGTGGTTAAGCAACAAAGATACAGAAATAATTGCCGCCAATGGTGTTGATTATTATAATAAAGGATAATATATGATAACAAAGTTTAATAAAGAAGAACAAAGAACAACAAAGTCCAATGGGTCGACTTCGTCTAGTTCAGTGGCTTCGCCAAGTGAAACACTTGTTTCTGACTTCCTGCCAATCCAGGAGGCGCAAGCCTCAATTACACCACTTGAATTAGCGCCAACACCAATCCTAAGCAAATCAATGATAGAGCGGGCGGTAATTACATTCTTTGATAATGGAGAAACTGCCAAACAACGATATAAAATTGCAGTTAGAGTAAACCTAAAAGACGAAGATACAAAAACCAGTCCTGAGTTTATTGCACCATTAACCAAAGATGGTCGTTCCTTTCGTAGATACACAGCACCTGGCACTAAAGATGACCTAATTGATTTCCACAATGAAATGCGTGTCTATGTCAAACAACTAGGAGTAGATAACAAACCCTACTTTGGCAAGTTCCATCTAAATCAAAACAATTGGGGCAACGGCATAAGCAAGATACAAGTAGAACCTTACTCATATGCCTCAGTTTGGTATGATGGCGAAGGTTGGAGTGGTGTGGTTAAAATTTATGATTTTGTTTTGCCATTTGATTTATTCAATACCAACATCACTGACAAACAAACCAAGATGGGTGTAAAGTCCACATATCTTTGGCAAAATCCCAAATATGAAAAAACTCAAAGACCTCTTACCTGGGCACAAAAGAGGGCACTAAAATGAAACTATTATGCACCATGTCAGATGAAGAATTTGAACAAATCAAAACGCACATTGAATGTCGTGAATGGTCGAACCCCATGCAAGACGAATTCATCTTTTATGATGCCACTGAACATTTTCAATTAATCCTAGCCCTCTTTTCAATAACCACCTATACCAGCGGAGAATAAATACATCATGCCAAGAACAGGACCAAGACCACATTGCCGTAGATA